AAAGCAGTACCATATACATTATATTGATAACGCTTAACAAATAATTCACCACCAGATTGATAAGTTACCGGCATACCATCTGGAATAAGAGGAGCACTATTTAAACCGTACAATACTGGTTCTTCATGATATGCACGTGGTGTTCCTATAATTTCAGTAAAAACAGGTTTCCATTCATCTGTACGTTGTTCATAAACTCCGTCAAAAACGACATTAAGCAGTGGCGCAACCTCTGATCTAAAGCTCCCACTTTGCATTATAGCTGCCATAATTTATTCTCCTTATACAGATGGTGTTTCAGCTTTGTAAGTACCTTCGTTAATTCTAACGAGCATATTTACATAAGCATCAGTTGGTGATTGATTTACAGTTTCAGCAATACCTACAATTTGAAACTGTCCTGTGCCTGAACTTTCAATTGGCCCCAAATAAGAGGTAGATGTTCCTAATTGGGATGAGCCGCCTGGCGCGCCAAAGCCAGCCCAATCACATTGTTCAAAAACTGCCGTTTGAACCGTATCAGTGCCTGGAGTGCCGGGATTTGTATATTGAACGGTATAACGAATTTCCGTATCGTCAGAAACCCATGCCGTAATATCAGTAGCTACCGTGCCAGCAGGCCACCAATTTTTATACGTTGGTAAACCGCTTGTATCTACATATTGAACTGTATTAAAAACACCTAATACACGAATGCCTCCAGCAGTGCCAGAGCGTGTGCCATCAGATGTTGCAATTTGAATTGTGCCGGTATCAACTGCTTTTACGACATCCCCTTGGAAGACATTTACTGCATATCCACTGGCAATTTTATACGCACTAAAGCGAATAGGCGTACCAGATGGATGAAAACTGGCTCTAAAGCCATAAGGTGAATTTACAGAAGGCATGATCGCCCCTCCCTAAAAAAAATAGATTCTTCTTAGGTCAAGACACAGTGCAATATTTTAAGGGCTAACTGATATTAAACTTTGCTTGACCGCTTTTTTTAAGACGATTCAGCATCATGTTGTCCTCAAGATTTCGTGCTTGATTTAAATCAATTGCGCCAGTTTTCTGTTTGATATCATCAATAAGATGATCAATATTTCTGGCCTGTGCACGTGGGGCATCTTCATGTGAATGTTGCAAGTACCGAAGTGCGAGTTCAGTACGAATTTTCATGGCAATCATTTCTTTGTGAGAAATGCAGCCGATAAATTCTCCGGATTGTATAACTTTATTTTCGCCCCATCCCGGTAAATCCTCTTTTGTTACAAACTCGTATCCTAATTCTAAACGGTAATAAACGTTATCTGAATTATTAGTCGTGCTTGCCCAAAAAACTTGATACCCTGGTATTTTAGGTAAATTTGGCAAAATATTATTCCCGTTACCAATAATAAAACGCCGAACTCTTGCATCATCATCTAATTCTCTTGCGTCAATTACAGCACCGCGAGAATCCAAACCTCGATAAGCCAAACTTGCATCATCTTCTCTTTCATCACGAGTTTCCAAAGAAGAATCATTAGCAAGTTTTTGTTTACTAGCGTTTTTCAAACTGTTTTCTATATTTGCCATGTTATTACATCCTCATGTTGATTAATTATATACATTATGTTAAAAAAATAGCAATCTTTAGTTTCTTTGTTGTTTTTTTTGTTTCGCAATTTCTTTTATAAATCGCTCGCGCTTAACAGGGTCATCATAAACGCCCCATTCTTGTAGCCATCTTTTGGTTTCTGGCGTAATGTGTACATATTCTGTTCTTGATGAGCCGGAATCTCTTGTTCCAGATGTAGGCGGCCCACCAACTGGGATTCTTTTTACTGGTTTATGTTCTTCCATATCATCCTCATAATCATCGTAATCATCAATTTTTACACGTTTGTTCGGAAACCTTTTATTTACTCGCGTGCGTAATTCATCCCAATATAAATCACTTTCTGGGTCGTAGCCTTCTTGCATTAAACGCTGGTCTATTTTGCTAACTACTTGCGAATCTTGGTCATTAGAATTTACATCAAACCAAGGGTAATCATTGGTAAATTGAATTGCTTTATTTATTAAGATAGGGCTTACTTTTTGTTGTACAGGCGGTTTAAATTGCGCTTGTTGTTTGCGGTGTTCTGCTTCTAACTTTTCTTTTAAAACTAGTTCTTTGAACTTTTGTGCTTGTACAAAATCAGTTCCATTTTGATCTCTAACGGCTGCTTCAATAATACGTTCAGCTTGCAGTAATTTATAATCTGCATCTTGAATTTGTTTATCAGCTTCAGAAGCCAATAAATTTCTTGATAATTCATCTTGTCTTACTAATAGCTCTTCTAATTCTCTGGTTCTAATTTCTAGCTGCGTAATTTTTGCCTTATCTTCGGCTAATCTTTGCGCTCTAATTCGTTTTCTTTCTTGCGCTCTTTTTTTATTTCTTTTTGCACGTTGTTCTGGCGTTAATTCTTTTTTATGTGAATTGTCCGATTCCGTATTTTCGTTGACGTCTTCGTCTTCTTGGTCATCATCTTCTGATTTATTTTTTAAAGATAATTCTTCATCTTCTTGTGGCTCATCTTCAGTTTTTACGTCTTCTTCAAAAGTAGTCCCCTCATTAGGCTCTACCTTTTCTTCTTCTATTATTTCATAAATAACGTCATCTTCTTTTTTTTGATTGTCCATTTAAGAACTCCTTATTTAAGATTTTTTAAAGTAATAACTTCAAGTGGGTTAACATCGTCTTGCAAAACTCCCATTAATTCTTTTGCACGGAAAAAAGCAAAAGTAATTTGTTCGTTATTATGTTGTTGATACCACCTGTTGCCGCCGTACATAGGGATTTGTACATAATCCCCAATTTTTACCCATGGGCCTTCCGCCCATTCCTCTAACGTATTTGGATTTTTATAAGCTAATGGTCCTAATGCTACAACTTTAGCAATTTGAGTATTATTAGTTATTGTTTCCTTAACATCATCTACTAAAAGAATCCCTGATTTAGTTTTATTTGCCGCTTTTTTAATTTGTACTTGTACTAAATCGCCTAAAGTTTTCCATATTAACGGGATTTCTGGAAATGCGTTTTCAATGCTTTGCTCTAATGCTAAATCACTCATCGTCGTCCTCTCTAGTTAAATCATCAATAATCTTTAATACGTCTTGTAATCCGGTATATCTTCCGCAAATATGGCCGTATTCAAAAACCATATTTGAATCTTTTTTTGGGCATAACAATGCTCCAGTCGCAATTTCTTGCTGCCGTTTTTTTATTTCAGTAACTAAATATTCAATCACTGTTTGCTGGTTTTTACTGGTGTGCCGCCCAATGATTTACCATCTAACTTTGCGCCTTGTGCAATGCGTTTTCGCATATTTACACCTTGTGAACTTTTTTGTTCGTTATCCGTAGTTTTGTTTTTCATAATTAAGCTCCTGGGTTTTTATCAATGGCCGTGCCTGTTGAAACACGGAATTTATCGCCGCTTAATACTTCTACTGCGGCCAATTCTTTGGCGGTTGCATTATCTTGTTGATTTATGCGTTCACGGGTTTCTAATTCTGCTTGTTTACGCATATTTTCATTGTCTTGCCTTAATTGTTCTAGTGCTGCATTTTGTTGCATTTTTACAGAATCAATTTTTTCTTTAGATTGAATTTGTGCTTGTTGCCCTTGTGCGCGCAATTGGTCTGATTGTTGACGTTGAGCCAAAATTGCTTGTTGAGTTTGTGCCGCTAATTGGTTAGGGTCAATTGGTGACGGCGGTTGTAGCTGTCTAGCTTGTTCGATTGCTTGGGTATAATCAGATAAAAATTGTGGGTCAAACAATTGTTCTATGGCTTGCATAACTTGCACTGCAATATTTGCTTGCTGCATTTCATCATCGCCAGAAATAAAATTGTCTTTTTCTGCAAGATTAATCCCTTGCGTACTAATATTCATGTAGTGCATTAATAAATGATCTTTTAAATGTGATACGATTGCAGGGATATATGCCGGGGCAATACCTGGGTTTTGTCCAAACAATGGCGACTTTAAAAAAGCCATGTGCACTTTAATGTGTGCTAAATGGTTTTGATGTGGTAATGCGCCAATTGGCTTGCCAACCGAAGCAGCTACATTTTCACTAATAGGGTCCAAGTCATGCGGTTCTGGCTTTGGAATTAATAAATTATCGCCTTCTGGGATTTTTAATTGTTTTAAAAATAGTTCTTCTACTTTCCTTAAATCATAAAGCTGAGGTAATGCGATTGCCCGTTGTTGTATGGCTTGTATTTGGGCAAATCTTTGTGTCTCGCTAAAAATATTTGGGTCTGAAACAGGGATAACATCTAAAGGCCCATCAAAATCTGATGGGTCTACCATTGGCTCCCCGATATCATCTAATACCATTTCTTCCGTTAAGTAAGCACTATTTAATCTATGTAACACTTTTAATAAGTGTGCCATTGATGCGTGCATTCTTGCATGGATTGAAGAAAACACTACCATACCTTGCTCTATCAAAGCTAAGGTTGTTCCAACAGGCGCATTTGGGTTTTGATTCGCTAAATTTTCAAAAGAAGTACGAACAACACCCTTGCCTGTTTCCACTAAAAACCCTAGTAATTCCATTAAAATAGGGCTTGGCGGGTTAAAAGGGATAGGCATTGCTATTTTGCGAATATCATCCGCATTTGGCCCGGCATCCATCTCAATAACTTCGGTAGGTTGTGGATTTAAATTTTGCCCATTTGCCCCCCCTTTTAGTTTTAGCAAGGTAGGGATAACATTCATGTATCCGCTGTCCATTAAAATACGAAGCGTGCCTGTTGCTGCTGCTGATAATGAGCCAATTAAATGAATTAAACCAATGCCATAAGCACCGCGCCAAGGGATAAATACAAATTCTGTAATATCATTTAATTCTTCTTTTTTCTCATCTCTTGGGTCCCAATTTCTATAAACTGCAACGCATTTTTCCGTCGCTTTATCAATAACAACACGATAAGGACAAAAATTATTTTTCTTTTCTAAATCTAGATAAACTTGTACATTGTAAAAGGTACGTAAACCGTCTTCTTCGTAAGAATCGTATTTTCTGCCTTCAATTTTATTGTTGGCAATTTCTGCCAGCGATAAATCAATATCATCTGCATAGCCTAATTCTAGTTCTTTATAGATACCTTGTTCTACTCTTTTTTTATATTCAAATTCAGTAATTCTTTCTACGTGCGTTTTTCTTTCTGAGGTATAAAAATTGGATGCAGCATAAGGGATATAGATGTTGTCAATTGGGATGAATTGAGATTCAATCCGATTTAATTTTTTATTGAAAAAAAGTTTTAAATATTGCGAGCCGCCCAATGGTAGCTGGGTTGCCATTCTCTCTAATTCTGATCTGAACTCTATCATTTTTTCTGTTAGTTGATAGTTCATGTAATTAGATTTGCGCTCTGCTTTTTCTAATTTTTGTTTGTTTGACTTGCCTAAAATTTTACTTTTCACAGGGCCGTTAGGTGGCAATATTTCTTTGATAACTCTTGCTGCAAAATCAACACAAGATTCTGCTAGTAAAGGGTGTACAGTTTTATTTGCCCCATCAAAAGTAGCACCACCAGGTGCATCTTTGCCTAATCCGGTTCTTTTAATGCCCTCTTCATACTGTTTGTCTCGATCTTCCCTTGAATTTTTATCAAGTTCTATTTTTTCCAACAAATCACGAACCGATGAATTTAAAATATTATGGTCAATGTCATCTACAATGTTGGCAAAATGTTCAGTTTGCTTTTGATGGTCTTTTGAGTTTTTTATTCTAATTAATGCTCCGCCATCTTCGGTATCAATAACGTCAGACTCTTCTTCATCAAGAGCAAATATTTCTTCTTGATTTTCTTCTAATTTAGTTTCTTTTTCATTTTCAGGTTCAAAATTTTCTAAGTTGTCCATTAATAAATCATCATCTACTGATGTAGCAGTGATTAATTTTTCATCTATCGATGACGGAGTTTTCTTTTTTGCCATAAAAATAACTTTAATAATAATATATTCTTATGATTATAAAGTAAGTATATACTTTTTGTTATTTTTTCTATATGTTGTTTTTTTGGTTTTTTTAATTATTGAGGGTGATGATCGTCGTAAAAATCCATTAGTAACGGGTGTTCTACGTCTTCGTGAATAATTATCCCATCTTCATCTTTTTGTAAAAATTTTTGGCAAATTACACACCAATACCCTTCAAGCGTTGAGTTTTCGCAAATATGAACTAATTGCATTTTTTCACCTAAAAAATTAAATTATGCCTAATTTTTACACCTTTGAAAAGAACAAATATCTATCCGATCACTTAATCCTTAATTCTTCCAAAGATTTACCAGATTTAATCCATTCATGTATCCACTTAGGCATTCTACCTTTTCCTGTCCACTTTAGGTCAATATATTCAGGATGCACATATTTTAAAGTGACTGTTTCAGATCGTCTATATTTTGGGATGTAAACTGGCCTAACTTTTATATCATTCCCCGCAAGACTAATAATTTGCTCTTTTAAATGCTTTATTTTTTCTAATCTGCGTTTTCTTGATTCATCACCAATACAGGCACTTAAAAATGATAAATCTTCATTTGAAAACGTAGGCAATAATTGTACGACTTCATCAATTGTCATGTTTTCAAATAATTCTGATTTTCCCATTGTCATGTTTTCAAATAATTCGGATTTAAATATTATATACGAAAAAAACAAAAAGCCACTAGATTTTGCTAGTATCTTTTTTGTAACTTCTGGCTTCCTGATTGTTACTGCGTGATTGAGGTAAAATTCTGACATCCTTCCATGCCTAAAAGCAAGGTGGATTGTAGTGATTGCAGAGCTTGCATTTATTGTAGTTCTTGCAGTTCTTGTAAAAATTGCAGTTCTTGCAGTTCTTGTAAAGATTGAAAATTTCTTATGAATTGCACAAAAAAGAAAAAAGTGAATGGTAAGCGATTGTTATCGCGCAATACAAAGGTGCTTGAATCTAGCATCTTGGCTATCATTGTTAGTATCATAGCAACGCTAATTTTGAAGATTTTATAAAGCGAGAAGGCATGACTGCGCTAGTTCTAGGAACTCCCACACGCCTAAAGGCGTGAGGAGATGTCAGCAATTATAAATTATATCTGACAAACGCAAAAAGCCACAACATAAGTCATGGCTTTTTTATCCTGCTACTTCTGGCTTCCAGCTTGTAGCTCCGGCATGGGGCAGAATTATATCATTAATTATTGCTAACGTAATTAATTATTCATCATTCACTCCTTTGCTTTCTACTGAGAGTGTGTAGATTTGGAAAGCATAATTTTCTGGACAACTTTTAATACTGTGAACTAACGCCGCTGCCTCAGTAAAAAATGATATTCTGGGTTCTTCCATAATTCTGCTCTTAATATAGTTAATACTATCTTTCTTAAATTCTATATCATCTTCTTTCCCCCAAAAAGATGACCTTTCTGAACGTACAAAACAAGGAAATTTAATCTCCCCACTTTCGATCATATCAATCAACTTCTGATGTGGGTGGGCCTCTGCTTTGATAGTGTCATAACATAGCCCCAATTTCCTTGCAATAGCTTGTCTAATTATTAATTTCTCGGCATCGGTAAGTATTTTAAATGGATATGGATTAGCCATTGGGAATGCCTTTGCTTTCTCCAGCGATAGTAAATATCTGAAATGAATCTTCAGGGTTATCTATTAATACTTTAATCATGTCCTGCCTGCAAATATATCTAACTGGTGGCCAGCCGCCAGTGACAGCCATATAACAAGGAAGCATGACATTCCAACTTTCAATTAGATCAATCAACTTCTGATGCTGGTGCGCTGGCTTGTTGATGCGAAATATCCTAACAATGCCAGAACTCCCAGCGCCAAAATAGTATTTAAGCTCCCTAAGGGTAATCGGCTCCCAATCACGACCTTGATCAACTTGCAAATACTGCTCCAAACTAGGATTAGCTTCGATCTGGTCTATTAGGTCTTGGTGAGGGTGTTTGAGACGGAACTCCCATTCATCATCCCAAAGCAATTCAAACGAATACCGCGTATTGACATTTATCATTAACGTGTACTCATCAAAAGCAAGTGTTACGTTCACCCATATACCCTTAGGTAAATCAGGGCAATTCCTGCATAATGATCTAACTTGCACAGTCTCCCCATTCACCAGCGCGCAAATCACATCTGCGTTTTTAGCTTTGATTTTTTCAGTCATTTTAATCTCTCATTATCCTGTTTAAGAAACTCCATTATCGCTGCGTAGCATTCTCCAGCATCCTCAATTAATTTACCTTTATACGTGACGCCTTCAGTCGATATTGATAGCGTTGGCCCAAGAGAAATACGTCCCCAAGTTATCGGTGTTAAGGTTACTGCTGTTAGTGTTGAGCCCACAATTGTTTTTTCAGTCATGTTGTTTCCTTAATCTTAAAATGCCGCATACAATTAACATTTAATTTAGCTATCGCTGACGGATTATTAATGCTTAGCGATGCGGCATATTCATTGCCTTTGCTATCGCTTACATAAATCACCTCCCCATTAAGCAATTCGCACAGTTCTTTTGCGTAGGGGGGGGTTTTATTCATCTTTAAGCCTTACGCATAGTTCAATTATCTTGCTCGAGTATGAATGGCCGTCGTATAAATCAGAAGCATGTAATTCCAAAAATCCTTCTTCGCATTCTTCTCCTTCTTGTACTATTGCTATTTGAATCCGTGCATCATCCGGCCATTGCGTTAACCACTCTTGTAGTTGTAAATTAGTTGTCATTACATTCCCCGAAAAGGTTGTTTAAATTGTTCTTTTAATCGGATTTCTATATCTTCAATCATTTCCTCACCTCTTCATTTAAAGCAACCTCTTCTCCCGCACAACGTTTCATATCCGCCATCGCTTGTTTGTTAGTTTCATAAAATCTCAACGCCCATTTAACGTCAATCGGCGAACTTTCACGATAGATCAATGCTGCGTTATCTAACATTAAAACACCCTCTTTCCAACCGTTTTCTTTACTCATTTCTTTTCCTTTTCAATAACATTTTTTGTACTTAACTTCATCGCATTTTTCACATTGCAAAATATATTTTGCGTCTATTGGATATTTGTCAGAACAACCCGCCCAAACAAAACGTTTATCAATAATCGTCCACTTATGCCAGCACCCTGACCATAAGAATTGAAATAGTTTAATCATTTTGTATATCTTTTCTTTTTCTTTATTAATGTAAAACCTATAAAGTTAGCCATCGCCAGAGCCATCGCCATAGCCATCGCCAGAGCCATAGCCATAGCCATCGCCAGAGCCAGAGCCAGAGCCAGAGCCATAGCCAGAGCCATCGCCAGAGCCATCGCCAAAGCCATAGCCATCGCCAGAGCCAGAGCCAGAGCCATAGCCATCGCCAGAGCCAGAGCCATAGCCATAGCCAGAGCCAGA